ACAGATTAGGCGCATTATTGCGCTACCGAGTCGGTAAATACGACAGCCAAGCAATTCCAAACGAGCTTGGTATTTTTGGGCACACGGTAAGCGGCGCGAATATCAACGAAACCACGGCGCTCACCATTTCGACCGTATACGCTTGCACGTACAAAATTGCATCGACGGTTGCCAGTTTGGGCCTTGAAGTGTACGAAAAGAGCGGCAGGGAAATACAGCCCGCCAACGTTCACCCAGCTTACGACGTTATCAAACACCGCCCGAACGAATATCAAACGGCTTACGAATTTTGGGAAACCATTGTAAGCATGGCCGTTCTGCACGGGTGCGGATATGCGCTAATCGAGCGCGATAATCGCGGATACGTTACCAACCTTATCGGCCTCGATTACTACGACGTAGACCGCAAATTTGTCAATGGTCAACCCGTCTTTAGCGTCAAGAATGTAGGCATGGTTCAGGCTGAAAATATGCTTGAAATCTGCAATTTGCAGCGCAAAAGCCCGATCCGTTTGCACCGTGAAAACCTTGGTTTAGCGAAAGCAGCCGAGGAATTTGGCGCGGAATATTTCGGCAGCGGCGGACAAATGACGGGCATTTTATCCAGCGATCAGCCTCTGAAAAAGGAACAAATGGACATAATCCAGGGCAGTTGGAACAGCGCGGCGCGTCAAGCTGGCACCAAGCTGCTGCCGTTTGGGTTCAAATATTCGCGCATTTCCATCAGCCCCGACGAAGCGCAATTCATCGAAACGCGCAAGTTCCAAGCGGAAGAAATTTGCCGCATTTTCAGCGTACCGCCGACGCTGGTGCAGCTGGAATCGCAGACGACTTACAACAACGTCGAGCAGCAAAACCTACAATTTGCACGGCACACGATTTCACCGTGGGCCAAACGCATCGAACAGGAGATTGATCGCAAGCTGATCCAATCACGCGAGCGGCCACAGATTTACAGCAAATTTTTGCTCAATGATTTGTACCGTGGCGATATGCAAAGCCGTGCGAGTTTCTACACGCAGATGCTTCAAAACGGCGTTTTAAATATTAACGAAGTCCGAGAACGGGAAGACCTGAACCCCACCGACGGCGGCGATACGCACGTAGTGCAGGTCAATCAAATCGCGCTTGACAAGTTGGGCGCTTATTCGGACAAACTAACAGAAAGTAATGGAACAGAATGATGACAAGCGCATTGAAGAACTGCGCAGCCAATACGGCGAGAACGTAGAACTGCGCACGGCAGAAGTACGCGCAGCAGGTGACGATACGTTGGTAGTTGAGGGCTACGCCAGCAACTTCGATGTAGAGTATGATTTAGGATATTTCAAAGAATCCGTATCGCGCGGCGCCTTCGATGAGGTATTAAACGATGATGTGCGCTTTTTGCTCAATCATACGGGCGCGCCATTGGCACGGACCACGAACGGCACACTGGAATTAAGCGTTGACGAAACTGGCTTAAAGTACCGCGCGGCACTTGCTGACACGCAGGACGGGCGCGACCTTTACAAGCTCATTAAGCGCGGCGACATCACACAGAGTTCGTTTGCCTTTACCATCGACAAAGACGAATGGAGCGAGGACCGCAGCACGCGGACCATCACCAAAATTGGCCGATTGTTGGACACGTCAGCCGTGACGTATCCAGCATCACCAAGTACGACAGTAGCAGCGCGAAACATGGCAGCGGCGGCGCAGGAAGCGGCGGAATTGAATGACGAACAGGAAACGCAGGAACCCGTACAGGAGGAGCGCGCAGAGCCTGAAACTATAAAAACCGAAGCGCGTAACTTTACGCAGAAATCAGAGAACAATTTTTCAAATATGACACTTAACGATCTAAAAGGCCAACGTTCCGCGTATTACGAGGAGTTCGTAGGCATCGGACAAAAAGCGGATGCAGAAGGCCGCTCATTGACAGAAGCAGAGCAGGAGCGATGCGACAAGCTCGACAACATGATTGGCGACCTTGACGTAAAGATTAAGCACAAGACGCGCGAGCAGGAAATGGTTGCACGCATGGCGCAAAGCGGAAACGTAACGACTTCAGAGAAGCGAGAAATCGAGCGCGTAAACGGCGCGTTTTCTTTGTCGCGTGCTGTTGCACAAATCGCCAGCGGTCGCAGCTTGGAAGGTGCTGAGGCTGAGTGGGCTTCTGAAGCTCACAAAGAAGCACGTTCACAAGGCTTGCAGATGGCTGGACAAATCGCCATCCCAACCGTGGCATTGCGTGCTGGTGCTGCTGACAACTTCCAAGCAGGAAGCGGCGACGGTTCAGGATTCGTACCAACTGTTGTGCCTGCTGCCATCGAAGCTTTGCGAGCGCCAACCGTTATTGAAGGACTAGGCACAACCGTTATCCGTAACGCAACAGGCAACTTGAAGTTCCCACGAGTAAGCGTAAAAGCGGCAGGAACAGGCGCAACCGAGGTTGAAGCGAACACAGCTTCAGGCATGGAGATGGATGAACTTTCATTGACTCCACAACGCGTATCTGCCAAGACCGTTTACAGCAAGCAATTGGTTTTGCAGGGCGGTGCTGAGGTAGACGCGTTGATTGCTGGCGAATTGTCAGCAGCCATGAACGCGTACATCGATGACGCTTGTTTTGATACCATCTTGGCGTCTTCTGCCATTAACGTATCTACGTCAGGCGATACCGCTTTGAATGCTGCTTTGGCATTCAAAATGGAAGCCGAAGTATTGGCAGACGGCGGCAACTTGGCGGGCGGCGTTTACGTTATGTCACCACTTGCTTATGAATTGTCAAAAGCTGAGGCAGCTGTATCTGCAGTTTCTGCTTTGTGGGAAAACGGCCAGTTCAACGGCTTCCGTGCGGTTGCAACGCCTTACTTGGTGAACGGCTTATTGAATGACGCCAGCACGGCTGCAGGTCAAATGTTGTTCGGCAACTTTGCACAAGGCGGAATCTTGGCTTTTTTCGGGGGGCTCGATTTGTTGGTTGACCCATACAGCGCAGCGGGCAACGCGCAAATCGCTTTGCACGTAAACCGTTTCTTTGACTTTGACGTACGTCAAGCGGGAGCGTTGGCAAAAGCTACGCAGCTGACATAATCAGCATCGTGATAATTCGGAAAGGGGCGGCTGCGGTCGCCTCTTTTTTTTGTCCTTATTTTTACGACATGATGACCGTGGAAATAACAGGCACGCCGACGCTCGACAGCGTTATAACGGTTGCCGATTTAAAGAGCCATTTACGTGTTGACCACAGCGACGAGGACACGTTGATTGAAGCTTTGCGAGATACCGCCATTGCGTGGATCGAGGATTATTGCAATACGCGCCTGGGCGACGTTACGGCAGTAGGTTACCTCGACTTCTTTTATAACGCACGGTTTCCAGTTGGTCCAGTCAATTCGATTACGTCCGTAACGTATACCGACACCAGCAACACCACGCAAACGCTGGACGTTTCAAAGTATTGGTACGACATTAAAACGAAGTCCGCACGGATCACGTTTGACAACGCGCCCGATTTGTACGACGACACATTCCACGCGGTGCAAATCAACATGAACCTGGGCTATGCAGAAGCCGACGTGCCGCAGCCGATACTGCACGCCATTCGTTTGTTAGTCGGGCATTTGTACGAAAACCGCCAGCAAGTAATTTCGGGCGGCAACGTTATTCGTGAGCTGCCGTTAGGTATTCATTCGCTTGTTTCACCGTACCGTAATATCTTGGCTGTATGAGGTTCGGAAGCATGGACCGCCGTATCGCTATACAGCGCGCTACGTTGACCGTGAACGCATACGGTGAGCGTGCCGAATCGTGGGCTACTATTGCGACGGTTTGGGCGCAAATTCAGTACAAAGTTGGAGGCGGCGAAAGTATCCAGAGCGACCAGGTTATGAGCAAGCAGCCCATTCATTTTATTATTCGATACAGCAGCGACGTTAGTGACCTAAAGCCCAGCGACCGCGTAAGCTACAACAGTAATACATATCAGATTGAAACCATCCAGGAAATTGGACGGCAGGAAGGTTTGCGAATTGTAACCACTTTACGCGGCGAGTGATGCAAAGTTTCGAGCAGCAATTACGAAAGATTGAAAAGCGGCTGGATCGCGCGGCTGGATTTGGTGAAATTAACAAAAAGGAATTTCGTCGCGCCAATCGAAATGCGGGCAGAGAAATCGTAGTTGCAACGCGCAGCAATTTGAAGCCTTACAAAGAAGACATCACCATTCATTTTGAGGACCGCGAAAACA